GAAGGTCACTCGATCGATTGTGGACTTTGGCATTTGGTCTGACGGTTATCTGTGGCTTTACGACCAACAAGGTTCGGTTAACGCCCGGCAGGTTGTGGCCATGACTCGGTACTGCGCTGTAGAACTTGGGATACAGCACGTCTTCATCGACAGTCTCATGAAGTGTGTCTCGGCTGAGGATGCCTACAACGAGCAGAAGGGGTTCGTTGATGAGTTGTGTGCTGTGGCCAGAGATCATCAGATCCACGTCCATTTGGTTCACCACATCCGCAAGGCGTCGAGCGAGGAGGTAATGCCCAACAAGATGGACATCAAGGGCACTGGGAGCATCACCGATCAAGTGGACAACGTATTCCTGTGGTGGAGGAATAAGAAGAAGGAGCACCAGTTACAGGCCAACGATACGGTCGATGTGTTGGCACCGGACGCAATCATGATGTGTGAGAAACAGAGGAACGGAGAGGACGAGAGCTGGTTTTCAATGTTCTACGACAAAGAGTCTCAGCAATTCACAGAAGTTAATAACGCAGGAGCAATGAAATGGTCGAGATAACTTTACCGTGGCCGCCAAGCCTCAATACCTATTGGCGCACCTTTCAGGGTCGGATGATTTTGTCGGAGAAAGGCCGGATCTACCGACAATCAGTAATGGAGCAGTGCCTGCTGCAGCGGGTGGATACGTTTACTGGTCCGATCAGGATGGAGATCGTGGCGTTCCGCCCGGACAACCGTAAGCGGGATCTTGATAATTTGCTGAAGGCCGCATTAGACGGTATGGCAAAGGCTCTTGTTTACGAGGACGACTCGCAGATTCGGGACTTGCGTATCAGGTGGGCAGACACGATCGGTGGAATGTTGAAAGTCAAAATTGAGGTAATACAGTGAAGCACGACCCAAACGAAGCAATTGAGTACATCTTCAGGTTTGGCAAGGCATATGCCAAGGCCAAGGCCGAGCGGACCTACATTGAGGAATACCGCAAGTCGCTGAAGGCAATCCTGATGAAACGCAGCATTGAGACGGCGGTCAACGCTCAGGAGCGGGATGCATATTCCAACTCAGAGTACATTGAACTTCTCAAGGGGCTCAGGGCGGCCGTTGAGACTGAAGAAGAGATAAGGTGGGGTTTGGTGGCAGCGCAAGCCAGAATCGACGTGTGGCGCAGCCAAGAGGCATCAGCACGTCAAGAAGTAAGGGCAACAATATGAACAAGCAGAAATCGTGGCGTGAGTGGTGGGCAGTCATTCACGGTAAGAACACCCCGGCCGGTTCTTACAACCCTCTCGAAGGGCATATGTGGGAGTCGTGGTCTGCGGGCTGGGATGCGGCACAGAAGGAAAAAGTCTGTTGTAACGGCAACTGCAATCAAGGACGAGAATGCCCAGCGAGGGATTAAAGCCGGCCCCGGCCAACTGTCAGCAGTGCCGGATTCGTCCGGCAGTTCACAAAGTACCGACGCAGAAGGGCGACACCTTTCGTTGGAAATGTAAAACTTGTTTTGAGAGGAGCGCACCAAGTCGATTCAAGGACAAAGCAATTGGATGAAATTATCGAGATGGCGCGGGAGGCTGGGATTCCGGGGGCGTGGGACTTAAATTGGTTTGATCCATATCTTGAACGCTTCGCGGCCCTTATTGCCGCAAATGAACGAGAGGGATGCGCCAAGTTGTGTGATGAACAGGCAACGGACTATGAGGAGAGCGACCCGTGGAACGGGTGCGCTAGATATTTGGCAAACCACATCAGAGCAAGGGGAGAGAAATGACAGTAGTTGATTTCTTGGAATCCCATTTCTGGGCTTTGTGGTGGTTAGTCGTTTGGGCTTTTATTTGTATTGCAGGACGGGAGATTAAAAAATGACTGACTACGAACGCGGGTACTTGCAAGGGCAGGCAGACGCATTACGCAATAGGCCAGCACAACCGGTTCAAGTCTCACCGTTGGAGTTTGTCACCGCAGTCCTTTGGAAAGAGCAATTAGTAGGCAAACCACTTATATGGGCGCAGTGGCCAAACGAGGAGAAGAACACATGAAACCCTACACAACTGAAGTTGAATTCCTGCGGGATGAGGTGGATAAATGCCACGCATCGATGCACTCACAGATTGAGACTCTCAAACTGCTAATGGAAGCCCATTTAGAGTTGAAAAAAAAAGTTGAGCGCCAGTGGGTCGAACTGACGAATGAGGAAATATTTGAAATACACACCGAACAGGCGGACAAAGTTTCATGGGACGGTTGGCATTATGAACGAGCCATCGAAGCCAAACTCAAGGAGAAGAACGGTGGATAAAAAACCCTCAAAGGAATGGTGGGATTGGTATCTTGCGCCACCAGTTGACCCTCGTAAAGTGTATGGAAATCCGCTTGAGTTTGACGAACTTGATCGTTACTACCAAGCGTTGTATGAGCAGAAACTTAAGGAGAAGAACACATGAGGTGCCCAGAGTGCGGAGAAGCAATGAGAACCAAAGACACTCGTCAATGGCGCGACTTTGATCGGTTGTTCGATTGGGTTGAGCGCAAGAGGGTCTGCACATCGTGCAACCACTTGGTTATTACGATTGAACTGCCAAAAGAAGTTTGGAGCAAATACGTTGAGGGGAAAAGTAAATGACTACACAATTGATACGCGAAGCAATGGATTTAATTTCACAAATGAATGTAGATCCAGTTAATTTTCATTGGTTTGATATTGCGGGTTCGCTTGATAGCACAATAGAAATGCAACAAAAGTCTATCAAAGAAAATAAACCACCATTTCCTAAATGTATGGTTTGCTGGGAAGGAAAAACCAAAAACAATGAAAGGATGCGTGCGTTCTTGTCAACCAAAGGACAAGACCCAGAACAAGGAATTTTGCTATCAACCTTCAGGGTGCCTGACAATCACACACACATAATGGTCAATACGTTTTGGTATTTTGTAAAAGATGGTCTGGTTCAGTATGCACCTTTTACCAAAGACGACACGGTAACTAAGACAGACGCCAACATGGTTTTAGGTTTTCTTGCTGGGTGGTATGAGTGTTTGTCTCGGCGTAGTGAGGTTTACGTTCCAAGCGTCAAGCAAACCTTCTCAAATCGTCGCAAGATCGCCAAGGGGAAGGTGCCAACCTACGAATGGCGGACGGTGACGATTGAGCCAACCAAGCCCCGGCAGGAGGCGCAGGGAGGTACGCACGCATCACCTAGGCAGCACGATCGCCGTGGCCATCTGCGCAGGCTGGCGTCCGGGAAGACGGTCTGGATCAGACATTGCAAGGTTGGTCACCCTAATAAGGGTGTTATTTTTCACGACTACGAGGTGGCGGCATGAGGGAACTGGTCATTGACATCATCCGATCGCGTGGCGAAACGCCAATGAGCGACATCAAGCTGACCGGTGTAAACCGCAAGACACTCGGGGGGTTGCTGGTCAGGATGTGCGAGTCTGGGGTACTGCGCAGGCGTTCAATACCCAGCCCCCGCGGTGAGCAGTGGGCATACAGCATCATTGACAGTGACGGCCCGTACCTGCGCGGAGAACCAGACTACGCCTATTTTTTGCGCAACTTAGGAAAAACAAATGACGCCGAATGTGTCGCAGGCGATCGTTGACATCTTGATTTTGGCCAGACAACTGCAAGAAGTTAGTGCCAGCAGTGGGAAGGAGAAGGAGATCTTTGAGGGCCTGTTCCGGATCGGTCAAGCGGCCTACGCCGGGATGGCGGAAATTAAACGTGACAAGTGAGGAGAAGCGCCACCTGAACAGGGTGGCATCCCTCGGTTGTATGGTCTGCCGCAGGCTCCACGGACCTCATGATCCGGGGCCTGTAGAGATACACCACAAACGGGCCGGCACGGGGGCTGGAAGGCGCTCCAGTCACTTCGATGCGTTCGGTCTGTGCATTGAGCACCACCGCGGGAATACGGGCGTACACGGGCTGGGAACCAAGGGGTTCGTAAAGCACTACGGATTCGATGAGGCTGATCTGCTGCAGGACGTGCGCGATCTTCTGTAGGTGTTTTGCCTACATCTAAAACATTTTCGCAAATTGTTTGCACAGAAATATTTTCTGTGGCAATATTCGTTCATGCGCTGCACGTCGCAGCGTTCTACAGCGAAGGAAGTGACCATGAACCAAGCAGACCTCAAACTGAACCAAGCAGATCAACTCGGCCTTCTGTTGGCCCAGATCGCTGACCTGCAGGCGCAGGCTGACCAGATCAAGGATGCGCTGAAAGATGACGCATCAGCAGGTGGCGCCAAGGTTGTCGAGGGTGAGTTGTACAAGGCAACCTACTCCGAGTCCAACCGCACCACCTTCGACTCCAAGTCGTTCATCAAGGAGTTCGGGCAGGACCTATACAACAAGTACACCAAAGTGTCTGCGGTCTTCTCGATCCGCGTCACCAGCCGTTAATCAAACCGCCCCCGCAAGGGGGCACTACAGCGAAGGAAGCAACATGATTAATCTTGATGTCCACCAAGTCGAAAGCATTGAAGTTGTAAACCGTGTTTTCGATAAGTTCAACGTCTACGAATTTGCCTTCACCGATAAAGACGGTCGCCGGGTAACAGTGAAGGCGTTCACGCAGCGGCAGGAGCCGTTGCATATCCAGCGTATGCCGAAGGAAGACCACCGCAAGTAATTTTCAACCGCCCCAGATCGGGGCATTTCAGGAGAGTAGTAATGGCAACGTATGCAGAACTCAAAGCGCAAGCAGATGCGCTGATCAAGCAGGCTCAGGAAGCACGCAAGCAGGAAAACCGGGAACTCATCATTGAGTTGCGTGAGGTGATCCGTGAGAACGGAATCACGGCAGAGCAGTTGGGGTTTGCCTCAGCAGGCAAGGGCAGCCGTGCAAAGGTCCCGGCAAAGTACCGGGATCCGCTATCGGGGAAGACGTGGAGTGGCCGCGGACGCACCCCACTGTGGCTCGATGGCCCACGGGAGGCATACGCACTATGAAGTCCGAATACCACTACGGAATGGACGCGGGTGAGGCGGTGATCATTGCTGAGATTGAGAGGATTGCAGGCGGGGCTGAGACGCCCCAAGAGCAGGCCATCCTGATCAGTCTGCTTAACCACCTGACCATCAAGTACCCAGAGTCGGAGCCAGTCTAAAAATATTTTTACCAAAAGGGGTTGCGAGCCCCTTTTTTGTGTATACTGACTTCACTGCACTACAGCAGCAACAGCGACAAGGAAGCGAATCATGAACAACGCAGCACAAAACGCCTACGACAACCTCTACGACGTCAGCGCCGAGTCCCCCTTCAGCGCAGGCTTCGATGACTTCCCTGCCACCGAGGACAACAAGACCTACCTCGTCGAGCAGTTTGTGACCTACCAAAACGCAGTGGCGTTCGAGGGCATGAGCATCGAGTGGCTGGCCAAGCAGATCGGTTTCGATGCTGACTACTGGGCCACCGAGTTTGTGGCTGACGAACTCGAAGAACTTCTCAAGTAAACCCAACGGCCCCTACGGGGGCCTCTACAGCGAGGCAACAGTGAACTACATCACCAAACTACAACGCGACCGCGGCGAAGCAACAGAGCGCGTTTTGGCCATGAAGGACCGTATCGAGGAACTGCGGGCCCACCTGCAGAGCAGCAAGTTCCAGCAGCAGGCGGACGGCACCCGCGGGGACTGGATGAGCACCACAGACATTCAGCGCTGGCTGCGCTACATCGAGGAGGAACCTGATGCGTAAGCGTAACCCGGTAGTCCGGGACCTGATCCAGCGGCCTCCCCGTGGGGCCGGCAAGCACCGCGATCGGCGCAGGCAACTGCGTGAAAACGACACGGAAAAAGAAAATAAAATTATTTTTACCAAAACCCCCACACGGGGGTTTTTTCATGTAATATCTCTCTACGGTCACTGATGACCGCAACACATTGAAGGAAAGAGAATATGAGAGCAATCACCAAAGCAGCGCTGGCCATCCCCGAAATGGAGTACGCCTTCGAGATCATCTGCGCGGACTCCCGCAAGGAGCCGGACGAGTTTACCGATCAGGAGATCGTGGACGAAGCAGAGTACCGACTGTCCTGTTTCTTCGAGTCTGGCCATGACAACGACGAGGCTCGGCGGGGCGAGTTCGGTAAAGAGGAGAAGGCTGCAGCCCTGAAGAATGTCCGAATGATTAAGGCGTTCCTGAAGAAGTACAAAACCGCGGACGGCCGATACAGCAGTTGGGTCAAGAACATCTAAACCGGGGGGGCAACCCCCTCTAAAAATATTTTTGCTAAAGGGGTTGCAAGGCCCCTTTTTTTTCGATTATTATTTGTCTACGGTCACTTTGATCGCAACACATTGAAGGAAAGCGAAATGAAAGCAGAACTCAAACAAGCCATCCGCAACTACGTTGTTGAGCGCTTCATCGAGACCGACAAGCACCTGTTTGTCGCTGACATTGCAGAGCACTTCGGGACCAACGGCGTTGGCGTACGCAACGCTCTGGGCTACGACGACTTCATCTTCGAGGAAGACACCCGCTGGACCGGCCATACCACGTCGGGCAAGTTCATCGTTTGCCCCTGCGTCGAGCCGACCAAGACCTACCTCGTCAAGATGATCCGCGCACTCCGCGCATAAACCGCAGCAGCGAAGGAGCAGAGCATGGAATACGGCGAAATCACAACGACGTTCTTGGGCAGCGGCAAGTTTGACTACAAGGGCCGCGAGATCGGTTACTCGGTGGTGTTCCGCGACAACGGCACCGACTTCCGGTGCTACGTTCAGAACACCCGCAAGTGGGGCGGCATCTGGTACGAGTTCGGCGTGAAGCAGCGCAGCCGATCGTTCGAGTCCCAAGAGGCTGCAACCAACTGGGGATACCGAACAGCAAAGGAACGGCTAGCCAAGGTGAAGTAAGAGAGGCCCTCCGGGGCCTTTTTTGTTGTCTAACGAACCAACAAGGAACCATCATGGATCCATCTTGGTTCCAACATGGTTCCAACAAGGCTCTGGCAGTCAAACAAAAAAGCCTGTAAAATCAAGGCTTCACCGCAACGAGACTGAAAATATGTCGGACGCGACGAAAAAACCACGCAAATCCAAGGCGATCACGCCTAACCAAGCCGCCAAGATCGAGGGCGCATTCGAGGCCGCAATGGCCGCTAAACGGGCGCAGGAGACGCTAGAAGCGTTCGGTGGTACTCAGGTATCAGCCGAGGCGCCAAAACCCCGCGGACGCCCATCTAAGTGGACCCAAGAGATAGAAGACGAGATCTGCGAGCGACTGTCTCGCGGTGAACCATTACGCGCTATCTGCAGGCTTGAGGGATTCCCAGAGTGGGTGACTGTGTATAACTGGATGGAGCGCCGAGACGGCTTTTCTGAACGCGTCGCTCGCGCACGGGAAAACGGCGTGGAGGCGATCGCCCAAGATACTCTGGCGATGATCGATGCGGAGCCCCGTTATATTGAGGACGGCAAGGGCGGAACCCGCATAGATGCTGGGTATGTGCAATGGTTAAAACTCCGCACAGAACAGCGGATGAAGTTATTAGCGTGCTGGAGCCCTAATAGGTACGGCAACCGGGTGCAGGTGGCCGGGGACAAAGAGAACCCGCTGCAGGTGAACATTCAAGCCAGCGAGATGTTCGAGAGCATCCTCAAGAACGCCGAGATGACGCGGCAGATCGAAGAGTGAGATCCCATTTTCACCCCTGTTTTGGGGGTCAAAGTGGGAAATTGTTTCGATCGCTCGCCGGCCAGTACCAATGAAAGTGGGAAATGTCCCCAAAAGTGGGGGAAAATTGCCCCCGGACGTGGTCGAGATCCTCAAGGACCCGGAAACCAAGCGCAAGTTCTTGACGTTACCGGTCGAGCAGCAGGTGGCTTGGGCGTGGCGCATGAGGTGGCTTCAGCAGGCGCACAAGCATCAGATTCTGCCCGCGGGTGACTGGTGGTCCATCTGGTTGCTATTGGCCGGCAGGGGCGCGGGGAAGACCCGTACAGCCGCGGAGCAGATTGGGTGGTGGGCATGGACTCAACCCGGCACCCGATGGCTTGTAGCGGCTCCCACGAGTTCTGATGTTCGCTCGACTTGTTTCGAGGGGGATAGCGGACTAATTTCAGTAATCCCGCAGGCGCTGATCTCTGATTACAACAAGGCGCTGCACGAGATCAAACTCATTAACGGCTCGCTGATCAAAGGCATCCCGGCGTCGGAGCCTGAGCGCTTTCGCGGTCCGCAGTTCCACGGGGCTTGGTGTGACGAGTTAGCGGCTTGGGATTATCTGCAGGAGGCGTGGGATCAGATCCAGTTCGGCGTTCGACTTGGCCAGCGTACATACATTGTGTGTACAACCACGCCGCGACCGAAAGACCTGATCATCGATCTGATCGGCCGGGACGGTGATGACGTGGCGGTGACTACGGCCTCGACGTACACCAACCTAGATAACCTGTCCGCAAACTTCCGCAAGCAGATCCTGCAGTACGAGGGCACCACGCTAGGCCGGCAGGAGATCTACGCCGAGATCATCGATCCCGAAGAGAGCGGGATTGTGAAACGGGATATGTTCCGGCTCTGGCCAGACGGCAAGCCGTTCCCGAAGTTTGAGTACATCATCCAGTCCTATGACGTTGCCACGTCGGAGAAGGTCCAGAACGATCCGACTGCCTGCATCACGTTCGGGGTGTTCAAGCCCCTTGATGGACCGATGGCCGTCATGGTGATCGACTGCTGGCAGGAGCGCCTCCAATACCCTGATCTCCGGCCAAAGGTGGTCGAGGAGTACGGCGCGGTGTACGGGGAAGGCAAAGAGAAGAAGCGGGTTGACCTGCTGCTGATTGAGGACAAGTCCGCGGGGATCTCGTTGATTCAGGACTTGCAGAGGGCGCACCTGCCGATCCGGGCGTACAACCCCGGCAGGGCTGACAAGATGCAAAGGCTCAACATTGTGAGCCACATCATCGCCAGAGGCCGGGTATGGATCCCGGAGAGCAGCACAAGGAAGGGATACGTCAGGGACTGGGCGGAAGGGTTCGTCAGCCAGATTTGTTCGTTCCCTGAAAGCACGCACGACGACTTCGTGGATGCGTGTACGCAGGCGCTGAGGTTCCTGAGAGACTCTGGCTGGCTGGAGGTGGATCCGCCGCCAGACGATGATTGGGACGAGGACGATTACGCCGACACCGGAAGATCGCGCCGGGTTACCAATCCGTATGCACAATAAACCTGTCACACGGGCTTAGGGGTGGGCGGGTAAGATCCCCTCCGGGCGATGTGCCCGACTCGAAGGAGGTGATCATGGTGGGCGGATTCTTTGATGGTGACGAGAAGTCACTGGCCACAGTGGCCGAGCGTATTGAGTTTGAGGCGGAACACAATGTCTCTGAGTATTCGGAGAAGACCATTGAGTTGTTCCAACTGACGGTCAGCCTGTTGCGTTGCACTGGCGACATGGTCAAGCGTATTGACTATCTTTTGAACGGGGACGAAGACGAGGACACGTTTCTCGCCATTTGGGCTGATCGTTTTGGCGTTGACGAGTCCGAGGACGGTGAAGATGCTGAGGGCGAGGATGTTGCGGAAGATGAGCAGACTGAAGACTAAAGTTTGCTGACGTCGATGAGTTGACCCCGGAAGTCCAGCATCCCTTCGGAGTGCTTCCGGGCAATCTCTGGCCAAAGCAGTTGGCTGTTTTGAATTGTTAGTACCGCAAACCCGGATCGCCAATTGGCGGGGTTGTCTTCCATGTAATCGTTGAACTGCGGGCCGTCAGTGTCTGCCAACGTACCGGTATCAACGCCCCATCTGGTGCCGTTGTAGTCATCGAA